AAGTTCCTGGAATCAGTGGGCAGAGCAATCAGCTTCCTAAAGAAGTAAGGCACATGAAAAAACACTCAAGACAGCACATGGGACGCACCGTCAACAACGAACCGACCATGACGGACCAATCACAGAAGAGCCAAACGGATATCAACGTCATCGTGACGCAGTTTCTGCGCACGGGACAAACGCCGGTCGGAAAACCGGGCATGTACGCGGACTTCAGCCAGCTACCGGAGGACCTGAGGGGATTCATCGAAATGGGCAGGAGCATCGAGACGCTACACAGCAGCCTGCCACCGGAACTCCAAGACCTGAAAGCCCATGAACTATTCGCAATGACAAACGAGCAAATCATGGCTAGAATCATCCCGCCGAACAAACCGGCAGACGAAAAGAAGGATGAACAGAAATGAAGATATACGCGATACGCGACAGACTGATTGATTACTTCATGCAGCCGTTCGTGGGACCGGATGACAAGACCGTCATGGCCAGCGTGGCCCGACTCGTGAACCAAGGAGAAGTGACCAGTGACATCGCGCAAGCCCCGCACCAGTTCGAAGTCTGGACGCTCGGACAGGTCACGGACGACGGGCACCTCGTCCCGGAAAGGCAGTACCTCGGGGACTGCTCCAGCCTCATTCGAAGCGATATTCGGCAAGGGAGGGGAAATCAGCGGGGAAGTGAAGAGACTCCTACGTCTGAAGTCAGCCGCCGAAAGCCGCCTGACCAGCTTGCAGGCCCAAACGGACACCCCCCCGTCACCCCTCCACAGGGAGGAACGGAAGGCAGCCATTAACCGCTATACGCGGCGAATCCGAATGCTCACCGACGCATTAGAGGCTGCCAAAGACAACCACTGACAAGGCAGGTGGTGTCAACAGGACCATCTTAACCAAGATAAAGATGGTCCAAGCACCCCGGAAAACCGGGGTATAACGGGGGGGATTGATTCCTCCCCGTTTTTATGAAGGAGACTAGAAATGCGCAGAAACATGAGCGGTGGCAAGTACAAGCGGAAATTCAACAGAGCGCACAAGCGCACAAAGGCCGTGAACCGGCCGGCAGGCATGTCACGAGGCGGATTCCGCTTCTGACATGGCATGCACCGCACCCATGCGGGCATACAAGGCGTCCACCGGACGCCTTGTGTTTTTCAAGAAAACAGACAAGGAGTACAGCATACAGCCCTACACCGGGCTAGAAATTCCTTGCGGAACCTGCATTTTATGCAGGGAAGAACAAGCACGGCAGACCGCCGTGCGAATACACCACGAGGCGATGACATGGGGACAAAGTTCATTCGTGACCCTGACCTACAGGGACGAGAAGCTCCCGGAATACGGGAGCCTCCGATACAGAGATCTCGAGACATTCTGGAAAAGATTGCGGAAGCAAATCGGAAAACTGCGCTATTACGCAGTCGGAGAATACGGCGACAAAACACTTAGACCGCACTACCACGCTTGCATCTTCGGACACGACTTCACCGAGGACAGCATCATCAGCAACACCAGCCCATACCAAATGTGGATCAACCTCGAACTAACGAAGTGTTGGGGACTGGGGGACGTGAAAGTCGGAGCACTGACATTCGAAACGGCCAGATATACGGCCAGCTACGTGACGAAGAAACTCCGAAGCAAGCAGAAATACGTGCGAGTGGACGAAGAAACGGGCGAACTCATCGCCCTAGAACAACCGCGGGCATTTATGTCCAAGAACCTCGGTAAAGCATGGTGGGAAGCCTACGGCAACCAACTCAAAGACCACGATTACGTGGTCATCAATGGACGAAAGCAAAAACCACCAAAAGCCTACGACCGTTGGCTTTTAGAAGAAGGAGATATACAGAAATTAGAAGAAATCAAAGCAAAGAGGATAGAACAAGCAAAGCCTCAAACCAAAGAACAGACACGCGCGCGCGCACGAAGCGCGCACGCACGCGCGAGAGATAAGATTAAGAAGCTGTGACGACGTGCGCCATGGGGCGCTCGTCACAGCAAGAAGGGGTTACCCCCCGGTTACCCCCTAAAGGGGATAACCCGGGGATAACCAGAGAAGAGAAGAGAAGAGAAAACAGCACCTTTGTAAAGGAGTAAGGAAATTGAAAAGAAATCAAACTGCAAGTCAGCACAGCTTCGCCATCATCCCGAAAACGGACGTACCACGCTCAAAATTCATGATGAAACAGACGAGAAAACAGGCGTTCAACGCCTCAGAGCTCGTTCCAGTGATGTGCGAAGAGGTGCTGCCCGGAGACACGTGGCAGCACACAGAAACCATTATGGCGCGACTGGCAACGCCGATCGCGCCGGCGGTGGACGATATCGACCTCGAAACATTCTATTTCTTCGTGCCGAATCGGATCATATGGCCGGATTGGGAAGACTTCATCACCGGCACAGACACCGCATTAGAAATACCCACACTCACGGTGGGAGCAGCAGGAGACGGAACCCTCGCCCCCGGTGGGGTGCTAGATCACTTCGGCATTCTGCCGCAGGTATACACGATCAACGCGATGACGGTGAACGTACTCCCGATATGGGGGTACTTCACGATCTTTAACGAATGGTTCCGAGACGAAAACCTGCAAACGGAATACACGTGGAGCCCCACGTGGACAACCGCCTATCAGACAAGCATCAGCAACACCGCAGGAAGTTGGGCGGGACAAAACCTCAGAGCCAACAAGCGAAGTGACTACTTCACGCGAGCACTGCCGTGGCCGCAGAAAGGCACCGCAGTGAGCATCCCACTGGGAACCGAAGCACCGGTATTCGTGGATAGCTCCATCGTGACAGGCAACAGTGTGGCCGTCACCGTAGAAGGCACGACGACCCATCGCCAGGTCGTGAGCCAGGCAGCGGGAACCGGGACCACCTGGGGAGCAGCAAGCGCCGCAGGACAGACGCCACAGCTATACGCGGACCTCAGCGCAGCAACATCGGCAACCATCAACAGCCTGCGACTGGCCATGGCCACGCAGCAGCTGCTCGAGAAAGACGCCCGAGGAGGAACGAGGTATGTCGAGACCCTTCTGGTTCACTTCGGAGTACGGTCACCAGACTATCGACTGCAGAGGCCCGAATACCTCGGGGGATCAAAGATTCCCATCACCGTCAACCCCATTGCACAGACCGGCAACTACACCGAAACCGCAGCAACCGCACTCGGCAACCTCGGCGCCGAAATGCACGCCAGCGGACACAAGCGCACTTTTACATACGCTTCAACGGAACATGGATACATACTGGGGCTGGCCGTGGTCCGAGCAACACCCACCTACCAGCAGGGAACCCGAAGGCACTGGAGAAGGGAAACGAGGCTCGACTACTTCTGGCCAACGCTCGCCAACCTCGGAGAGCAGGCAGTAGCCACACAGGAAATCTACCAGCCGACCAACAACAACCCTGCCGTGGACACGTGGGGGTACCAAGAAAGGAACGCGGAATATCGCTACACGCCGAACGAAATCACAGGCGTACTCAGAAGCACCGCAGCGGCACCGCTCGACTGGTGGCATTACTCGGAGGAATTCAGTGCGGAACCGGCGCTCAACGCGGCATTCATCACTGACAAGACGCAGGAAACGCTCGCGCGATCGCTCGCGGTACAAACGGACGACAACTGGAGCGCGCAGATCATCATGGACATCCTGCACACCAGCCAAGTCGCAAGACTGATGCCCGCATACGCAGTGCCGGGACTCACCCGGTTCTAAGGAGGACGAGATGCCACTAGGAGCAGGAGCAATCGCTGGCATCGGAGCAGCCGCCGACATTGTCGGCGGTCTGTTCGGAATGTCCGCACAAAAGAAGGCCAACAGAGCCAACATCAAACTACAGAGGGAACAACAAGCGTGGGAAGAGCGCATGAGCAACACCTCATGGCAACGCGGTACGCAGGACATGCTGAAAGCAGGAATCAACCCCATGCTGGCAGTGAGCCAAGGAGGGGCATCGACGCCGAACGTTAGCGCCGCGACCGTACAGCCAGAGGATGCGATCGCAAGGGGCGTCAGTAGCGCGGGAAGCAAAGCCGCTCAAATGCTGACGCTCGAAAACCTCGCCCAGCAAACACGCAAAACCTCGGAAGAGGCGGACTCACTCAATATCAGGAACACAATCGACGCATGGGACCTACCCTACGCAGAACAAATCTCGGCCAACCGCCGAGCGCAAGTACCGGCGCAGACGGAACAGATCAAGAAACAAACCGAAAACCTGATCGCAAGCGCAAAGCTCACAGCAGCACAAGAGAAACAACTCCGGGACATGCTCCCGGAACTGCTGGCCAGAGCCAAAGCCGAAAAGAGCCTCGCGGAATTCCAGATCCCGTCAGCGAAAGCCGAGGCGGACCTATGGACGAACGTCGGAGAAGCGGGAAAGGCAGCGAGTTGGAGCACGAAGTTCCTGGAATCAGTGGGCAGAGCAATCAGCTTCCTAAAGAAGTAAGGCACATGAAAAAACACTCAAGACAGCACATGGGACGCACCGTCAACAACGAACCGACCATGACGGACCAATC